CATCAGTTGCTGAAGGTGGCTCTGCACTTTCAACCTCAACAGAATATTCTTGTTTTTTATTTTCTTTTTCAGCTTGTAGTTCAGCTACTTGTCTATCTACTTCGTTCATGCGTATACTCCTAAAATATCTTCAGGACTAGATACTGTCCCTAATACTTCATCATCATTTAAAATTCTAAGTTCGCCCTCTTCTATTTTAATTCTTGATCCTGCGTAACGAGCCATGATTATCCAATCACCTTCTTTACACCAAGGGCCTGTGGGAAATTTTTCTGGATCAGAGTATGCGTCTGGACCTACTTTTAAAACTAAAGCACAAACAGATGCAATTTGCTGATCTTCTACAGCTTTATCAGTTAGTAAAACTCCACCTTTTGTTTTTCCTACACCTCTATAGGGCAAAACTACTATTCTCCAACCTGTTGGTTGAGGAACTTTACTTAATTCACTTTCTCCACCGTCTTCTGATTTCTTAGCCGTCTTTAATCCTATTATTTTGTTCGTCGACTCCATCGTCTACCTCCCATTTGCGAAACAGATCCCTAACATCTGCATCGAGTTTGCGAAGAGAAGTGAGCTGACCAACTAGGAATTGATAATTTGCCCAGTCCTCTACGTTTCCGTCTAGAATTACAGACTTTATATCGTCTTGTCTAGTATTTATTAGACGTAAAATTGCTGAATAGATACTTTCTTGCAATTATTTATCTTCGTGTGTGCATCCTACACACCCACACCAAATACAAGACTGTCCACAATGACAATCGCAATCACATTTAGTGCATTTCTCCATTACTATTTCTTTTTAGATATCATATTTTTGATACCTGGTGCTGCCCTGACCCCTAGACTTACAGAACAAGCCAAATATAGGAGGTGAGTGTAATATTCAGGGAGAGTTTCTAAAATTTCAAAGCCTTTTGCGATGTGTGGTTGCATAAAAGGTAGGAAACTACAGATTGCAGGTACCATCAGGGCTAGTAAAACGAACTCGTCTTTCCAGCTACCCTTCATTTGGTCAACTGCAGAGGCCTCCCACGCAACTTTTCCTGCTATTTGTTGCTCTTTGAGTGACTTCTGTGCTTTTATCTCAGTCAATTTTAGGTCAGCTTTGGCTTTTTTAGTTTCTACGAAGCCTTTTACTGCGTCAGTGACCATATTTGCCACTGGACCGACTAAAAAATTAAGCATTTACTACTAATACCACTACAATTATCACTGCTGCAGCAACAAAAAGCTTACCTTTTTTGTTTAATCTGCCCCACCAGTGAACTAATTTGTTCCATTTTGCTTTTATCATATCCATTAGAATACTCCTTTGAAGCCTTTTCCTCTGATAGCTGCGCCTGTGCCTCTAGCAACCATGCCGCCGCCAGCCATTTTCTTTGGCTTTTTGCCCATCATTTCTTTTGCCATCTTATTTTCTTTTGCAGTGGCAGGGCGTAATCCTATTTCTAGAACCATGCCACCGTCTTTCATTTTTTTAGCACCGAGTCTTCTCATTTCTTTATCAACAGCCCCTTTGCCATAAACTGAATCTATTTCTGCATCAGTAGATGGAGTTCTTCCATTTTTTTCTATAAAATTTTTTAATTTTTCAGCAATTCTTCTTTGTGAAGGAGGTATATTTGTAACGTCTCCGCCGTCTTTCATGAAACCCATTTTATTGCGAACTTCTTCTGGGAGCTTTGCTAGTCCTGGATTTTTTTCTTTATCAACTGGTTTTAAATTTTTCTTCATCATGCCTCCATCTTTTTTGTTTTGTGGTTTTTTATCTTCTCTAAATTTCTTCATACGTTTTTTATAGTCCTCGTAAGATTCAAACTTTCTAGCTCTATCTTTATCACGAGCTTCTTTATAGATCGCTCTATCTCTCTTATCTTTAATAATAACTTTGTCTCTAAGATCTGCGTATGTATCCGCTACTTTCTGTGCACCCTTGCCAATTTTTTTAACATAAGGTCTGGCTGTAACACCAGAGGAGTAAACTCCATCTTTATATGTCATAGCTTTTTTTACTCTCTTTTGACTTCCAGGGGATCCTGTTAGTTTTCTTTTTGTTTCAGTTTTTGGCATTAGTGTATAGTCCTGTTAGTTTGTGTTATAACTTCGTATTTATAATTAGCTAATAACTTTAGCAGATCCTGAGTTTCTTTCAAACCTAATTCTTTGTTCATGGCCCACTGTCCTGAAGCAAGAAAAGCACTGGCAACGGCTAATGGATCAACGCCTTGAGCAGTATATAGAGCGTGCATTGTTTGAAACTCTTGCATCAAAGCTTTAACTGCCTCTCTGTCAACCTTTTCCCAAGGGCTCTCATGTTTTTTTGTTTTTCTTTTTGCCATTTTTTTGTTTACCTGCTTTTTGTAGTGCAATCGCAATCGCTTGTTTTTGAGGTTTACCCTCTCGTCTTAGTTTAGATATATTAGCACTTATTGTGCGATTACTACTACCTTTTTTTAGCGGCATCTATTCGCTCTCTTTGAATGGCGCTTCTTTGATTTTGAATATTTTGTTGTTGTGCAAGTCTTGCAGCTTCTCTAGCGTTCATAGCTTGTAATTTCTCTTCTTCTAATTTTCTTTTTGATAAATCATCTGCTGCATCTAAATTTATTTTTTGTTGGTCTAAATCTAACTCTCTTTGTTTTATTTCAACTAACGGATCTTGTTGTTGCCCAAATCCTAAAGACTCTTGCTCCTCTGCAACCATGTCTTCTATCTTCGCTGCAACTTTAACAGCAACTTGTTTTTCAATTTGTGCTTGGAACTGAGCTTGTAACTCTGGTGGGATTTGACCACCAAACTTTGCAGCTTGTATTTGTAATTCTGTTGCTGATTCCGTCATCACTTCTTTTCTAGCATTAGCCGATACATGCTCAACAATATGCGCCTGTAAGATAGTTGCAACTTGAGGATTGTTTCTAACTAAAGCAGAACTCATGAAAGCTCTGTGAGCCTCGATGTGAGCATCGTGATCTTGATCTGGAAAAACTATTAGTGCTTGAAGTTTTAAAGCTTGCGCTCCTTCAAGTCCTGGGTCTAAAGGTTGTGGTTGTGCAGGTGGAGGTAAGATCGCCTCTATCTGTTGAACACCTAACGCCATATACATTCTTCGATATGCCTCGTATAAATTATGAACTTGTGGATTGCTTTGTGCTAATTGTAATTGTGTTTGCGCCAACATAATTCTTTGTGACATAGAAAAGATGTTAGGATCAGAAACTGGAACTACATCTACCCTGTCATCAAAGTCAGTCGCTTTAATTAATCTGTTTCCGCCAGAGACGTTATACGGATACTCTGGTGGTAGTGCTGTTGCAAATAATTTTGCTAGTAATTCAAACTCTTCTTTTTGTGCATTGTGACATCTTTTGTGAATCCCTGACATCACTTTGGAACCTTGTTCTAGTAATGCCATAGTTGTTCCAACAGGGTTGGCTTGTGAACCATCGCCCACTTTCATATCTGCAATAGCAGCGAACCTTCGACCAGCGTCCACGACAAAACCTAAAAGTTGAAATAAAGTTCCGTCTGGTCCTTTGTATGGTAAAGGCATCAACGCATTTCTAAGATCTCCACCCGGTGCATCCACATCTCTAAATTCACCAGGCATTAAAGGCTCTTCATCATCTCTAACACGAAGACCTCTTGATTTGAAACCAGCAGGTAAGTTGGATAATGTACCTGCATCTAACAATGCTCGCAGTGCAGCTGTTGCGGTTCTTGTCAAACCGCCGAGCATGTGAACTAAACCAAAACCATAAAATCCAAGACCAGGTAAAAACTTAAAGTGAACAAAATATTTTTGTCTCCTAAATAACGGATCGTTTTCTAAATAGTTTCGATAGATAGATAAAATTTTTCCTGTGCCTTGTTCTAGTGTTACAACGTAAGGTACCTTTAGTCCTGTTGGCTCTCCGTCTTGACCAAGATTTTCGAAGCCCTCTAAATTTAAATCTACATGCATTTCTAATAATTGATACTGACCAGAGTATTCAGATTTTTTTACACCCTCTAACTCGTCGTACTTTTCTTGGATATCAGAGTACGAAGAATACAACTCATCGTTTTCATCAATATCTATATCTCTGTAAAAACCAGAAATCATTTGTCGTCTTAAATCGTTTGGTGAAATTTTTATAACGTGAGTGATTCTTTCCGCATCCTCTAATTCTGATGCACCATAGTTTACAACTAAGTCCTCACTTGGAATAAATTTTGCACACGGTCTTCCCATGTTGCCGTCGTAATAAATTTTTTTAAATGCACTACCTGCAAGTGGTAGATGAAATAAAAGTTGATCCATCTCTGGATCGTATTCTTTCATTTTATACATCAACTGATAGTTCATAAATTCTTTAACTCGCTCTGCTTGTTGCTCCACGAGATCTGATATTTCTCCTATGACGGAAGTTTTAACAGGGCCGCCTGCAGGCAAGAGTTCTTTGTAAGCTCCTGCTTGAAACTGTGTGACGGCCTCTGCTAATAGTGGATGAGAAACTGATGCTGCACCTCTGAACGGTTCAGAGCGTTCTGTATAATTGAAACCTAATAAATCTAAACCTTTGACATAACCTTGCTCCCAATCTTTTCTAGATGTGTGATCGACAGAGAACTGTGATCGAAGATCGTTTGAAAGTTGTGCTAAAG